ACTGGTAATAATTTACTCCCTCTTTGATAATCTTTTTTAAGTTCAAATAGATAAAGTTTTAATTCTGAATTGTAATATTTTCCGTATTTATTCATTTTTTTATTCATTTTTGTCAATCCAACCATTATCTGGATTGTTGATTATTTCAATTATTTCACTATGAGAATAAACCTTTTCCCCATCCAAAAAAGGAGGTATATCTCCCACAAATTTTAGAATTGTTTTACTCCCATCCAAACTATATCTTAAGGTTGATTTTGATGTTTCAATAACTTGTTTGAAATCTACCGCCTCAACCATTTCTTTATTTATTATAACATACTTTTTTTCCATATCTTTATTCTGGAACATCAGCCTCAAAGTCTGTTGATGTCATGTTAGTCATTGTTCCATTATTGTTTCCAGTTTCATCTACAATTGTTGGATAAGTTGCAATAGGATTTCCTACTATACCTCCATCTCCCATTTTCCAGTAACCTTTCATATTTGCAACAGGTTGAGGATTAAATGGTAATCCATCATTGTAAAGATTTGAAACCTCTGTTCCACTAAGTGTTTTATTGAATAATACTACTTCATCAATATTCCCTTTCCAAAAATTCCCTCCCTCAGCATTGTTTCCAATTGCTGCTGCTGAAAAAGTTCCAGTAAATGTTCCACTTATTGCATTAGCTTGTTTTAAAGTTCCGTCTAAATAAATAGAAAGATTCCCACTTGAATCCCAAGTTGATGAAACGTGATGCCATAAACCATCTGCCTCAACTACATCAGTTAAAACTGCCAATGTTGCTGTTCCTCCAGCTTTATAAACAGTTCTCAACTCATTACTTGAAGCATGATAAAAAACTCTTATGTTATTATTACTGTCCTCAAAAAGACGTATTATATCAACACTAGATGCGGTTGTTTCCAATTTAAACCATGCAGAAATTGAACCTGTATTTTTTACAGAACTCATTCCAGTAACTCCCAAAGAAACAAAATCATCAACCCCATCAAAATGAGTTGAATAAATATTATTAAATGAATTTATGATTCTGATATTAAAGTTTAAAGATTTTCTATAAATACCATCACTACCACTCATATCGTCAAATACGTCATCATAACCATCAAAATCAATTGCTTGAATATTTACAGCGTTATAAACTCCATTAACTCTGTCAAGTGCTGTTCTTATATAGTTTGCAAGTTTGGAAGCTTCTGAGTATGTTTTACAATAAGCTGAAACCATTATATTTGCAGTATCTAATAAAGCAACAGAATCTTTTTGTCCCTCTGGTTCATCAGATGAAACATCATAGACAATAAAAGGAAATGCTGAGGTTTGCTTCATTACATTTGGAGCAATCCTTGTTCCTACCATTGATGATACTGCTATGTTATCATTTAAAATTTTATATATTGCTTTTCCTATATCCATTCTAATATCCTAAACTTCCGTATTTTTTTAATCTGTTCTCATGTCTTTTTAAAGCTGAAGTAAAAATCTTTTCAGCATTTCTAAATCCTTTTGCTAGAACAGAACTACTTTGTTGATTCCATGCTCTCATCATATAAGGATTGGCTTTTGTTGTTCCTCCATGAACTAACTTATGACCGTATTCCACCCATGCACCAAAATATCCCCCTTTATTTTTTGCAAATTTTCCTTTTACTCTTGGGCCTATATATGCTCCATGAATCCAGCTTTGTCTTGAAGCATTAGTTCTGTAAAATTTTATAGACTTTTTAAGAGTTCCTCTTGATATTGTCAATTTTTTATTTGGGGGATATGCAACTCCAACTCTTCCAGTAGTGCCTGGATCTAACAAAGGAGCTTCTCTTTCTGCAGCAGCTAATAAATCTTTCGTTGAAACCTTCCAAAATTTCCCCCAAATTTTATCTTGATGTAATTGGTTGGGAAGTTGTTTAAACATCCTGTCAATAGCTTGAAGTCCCTCAAGTTCAACCGATACATTATTTGCAGTTTTTACAGCCATTATTGATTATCCTTTATTCTTGTTTCTAATTCCAAAAATTGTTCTCTTCCATCTATTTGTTTAATCCCATGAATTATGTAAGTTTCAGTTTCAAATTCAACTCTGTATGTTGTTTTAATCTCAACGCCTAAATTTCTAACATAAAAAATAAGGTCTGTTCTATTAACTTGTTCTTGAGATTCTTCTTTTCTGTTACTACTATCCCAGTCTGCTTTTGCCCATAACGTGTAAAGAGTAGCATAAACTTTTGTTTCCTCTCCATATTTATTTCTTGTATAAGTGGGAGATAAAATCTTAATTCTTCTATCAAGTTGTCCTATACTTAACATACTTGAATTTTATATTGGTTTAATAAATATTGACTTGATAAAGGAAGTTCTGTTGCTGTTCGGCCTGTGATTACAGTCTGGCGGTTTTCATACCAGTTTCCAATGGTTAATAAAACAGCCTGTTTAATACCATCAGGAACATCCGTTGAAGCTGTTCCATATCCAACTGTATATTTTACCTCTACAGCGTTTATTCTATCAGCTAAAGTTGGAAGTTCCCCATCAACAGCCAATCCAATTCTTGCAGGTTTTGAAGCGTTATCCAAAATGTAATTTGAAGCGGCTAATGTTTGCAAAGAATCATTTGAATCATAATATTTTATATGTGTAAGAGCTGATACTGGACTTTTATATAGTCTATAAACTTCCATCCAATTATCACTGTATTGTGTTACTAATGTATCCATGAAGTATTGGTTAGTATATTCCTCACAAGATTGAGTTGCTGCTTTAATTAAATTGTCAATTAAAGTATCATCTGCAGTTGTGTCAACTTTTAAGAAATCCTTTGCTTCAGCTGTAGTAAACAATGGATTTGTTGCTAAGGTATTTACTTTTAAACTTCTATACATTTTTTTTATTTTTTAAAAAAAAAGGACTGGCCATTTAAAACCAGCCCTTTCTTAATTATATAATCAACTTACGCTGTTAAAGTTGTAAATTTAACAAAAGATGCACCATCTGCAACTCCCCAATCAAAGTGGTTATTCATTACAAGTCTAACCTCATTAGTAGTAGCAGCAGAATAAGGATCTACTATAATGTTAGATGGTCCGAATTGTGCAAAATAAACTCTACCAAAATCTCCAAACATACCATCTCCAGACGCGCCAGCAGATTTAGCAGGAGCAGAAGAGAAGTATCCTGGATATCCAGCCAATCTATCATCTACATATAAAGGATATGTTGAAGCAACTTGAGCTTCTTTCTTTATAGCAGAATATAATTCCCAAGAATTAACGAAAGATAAATTCCCGTCTAATCCATGATCATCAGCGATAGTTTGGATAGCTTCTAACATATCAGAAGCAATAGAACCTGAACCAAAAGTAGCTTCAGTAAATGTTAAAGTTCCAGTAGTTCCAACAATACAACCAGGAGCATTTGAAACATTAGAAGAAGCAAACATTGCAGCATCAATTTGAGTTGCCATATTTCTTCCCATATCTCTCATCACAGAAGCTTCAGCAGCTGGTCCGTTTTGAGCTAAGATAACATTAGAGATGTCAGCATAACCTGTTACTCTTTTTGGAGTTAAAGTAACTTTTCCAAAGTTTGCACCACCATCAGAAGCAGCAGCAACTTCAGCACCCCAAGCAACAGTAGAACCTCCAGCGATAGGAAGAACAGTATCTGCAGCAACAGTTCCAAGATCGTTAAGACCTACTCTGTTATAAAGACCAGAAGCTTGTAAACTATCAACATATGCTCCAACTGAAGTTGGTGCTATAGCAGAGTTAGTTTGGTCAATTGCTCTTTCTTCTTTCATCATTGTTGGAATACCAATTCCTTGCAAAGATTTTCTACTCTCTACCTCTGCCTCCTGATGCATTTCCAACTCTAATCCCGTTAGTTGTCCACCATTTCTGATTTCACTAACAGCCTTAAATAAAGACCATCCTCTTGTTGCTTTGTCAGTGTTTACTTTTTGAACTGGAGTTCCTGAAAACTTTGCATTATTTCTAATCTCAGTCTCAACTTTCTCAGCTCTTTCAATTTTTACAGATAAGTCATCTGCTTTTTTTAGAAGTGAATCCATGTCATTATTCTCCTCAGTAGTTAAATCTCTTTCTTCTGCTGTTGCAGTTAATTTGATAACTTCTAAAT